AGTGGGTTAGCGACGAAGGGGGGCGGGTGTACTCGTTCGTGGTCGTTATCTGGTATTCTCATTGAACACTGCCTGATGATAGTACTCACCCATGCATATTTTGATGCGTCAATCCGTAATCAGAACTCAGCCACCGATCTTGATTCTCAAATTGAGAAGTACGAAATACGTATCGCAGAACTGAATACAGAAATCAAAAATATTGCATCAGGTATTGCTAAACACTACTCAGAGGCATTAGTAGAACTACTGGCGGCGGCAGAAAAAGAACGTAAAAAATTAGTACAAGAACTGGATAGAACAAATCAGAAGAAATTACTACTCACCGCTAACACAGTATTTGAAAAAGACATGCTCAATTTCTTTGAACTGATTCAGTGGGGTATCATTTCAGATCCTACACACGAAACGCGGGTGAAGTTGCGGGAAATAGTGCGGCGGTTAATGCAGTCTGTTGTGATTCATAAGCGGGATGGGATTGTTTCCCTGCACTACTCCTATAAAGAGGGGGAGTATTTTGTATTTGAGGGTGCAGGTAAGCGGCATGAATGGACGTACTACATTAAACGGGATAAACAGGCTGATAATACTGTCAGTCCTGAAATCATTGAGCAGGTGAAGAACCACAGGTTGATAAAAGATATCGAAACGTCTTTATACAATCTGGAAACGGATCACGAGGGTATGTTTAATTTGGTACTAGATATGCTCGCTATCGTGAACTACCCAAAACTTAAGGGTTCTCAGTTCTGGCCTAAAAAGTCGAGTACAGAACGTACGGTATTCAAGAAGCCAGAATAACAGTACTAAGAACATACAGAGAACCCGCCTAAGCGGGTTTTCTTGTTTATGGCTCCTTTGAAGCTGTTTTACGAGAAATTTAATAAATAACTACGTTAGAACGAAAAAGTAACGGTCATTTTGGGATGAAATCCGAAGGGGTGTTACAATCAGTGTATCAAGTAAGACTCCTTTCAAATACTCATTTTAGACATGTTTAGTGAAAAAATACTAAATACTATGTACACATGAAACGGGAATGTTTCATGTGTAACGATATCAAAATCCCGCGAAAATAGTACACAAAACGGCTTATGAAAAATAAGCCGTAATTTTCATTCTTTTTTTGGTGGGAAATGTTAACAAAGGACAAATTATGAACAAAGACTTCAATAAAGAAGTGATGATCGGTATTCGTGTTACACAGCAACAAGCTGAGTTTATCGAATCGCTAATTACTAGTGGACGAGCTAAAAACAAGTCACAGGCAGTATCTCTATTGATCAATGAGGCATTGATTACTAGAGGTGGAAGTACCAAACAATAAACACAACTATCGCAGGGATGCATAAATGAATATCAATATAATATATACCGATCAGTTCAAAAAAGGTGCTGTTTCAATTGCCCGTCAAGTTACAGAATCATGGGATGATTTTGTCATCGGGACATTAGATACAGAAACATGGGGTGTGATTAACACCCCAACAGAGAAGGCTGAACTTCCAATGATGTTACTCGGGTCATTACTCGAAGATGGTGGAAGACGTCAGAACGCGAATATCGCTACACGTGGCGGTTTCGTTCTTGACTATGACTATAACCCGAACGATAAAGACTCTATGCAGATGTCATTTGCAGATATTCAGAATGACCTAAGTGATTTTGAGTATCTGCTATACAGTTCTGTAAGCTACGGTGTGAAAGCTGGCGACCGTTGCCGTATTCTGGTTCCATTCAATCAGCCTATCACGGGTGAGCAATGGCAAGAGCTGCGAGAATCGTTCAAACAAAGATTCCCATACATTGATGGGTCGTGTTTCACATTGTCACAGGGTCAGAACGTTCCGGCACGTTACAACGGTAAAACACCATACGTGCACTACAACAAAGGGCGGCTGTTAAACCCTCTCACGGATATTCAGTACGTTGAATCAGTTAAGAAAATCGATAAAACTGTATTCGATCATATTGAAATCGACGATGCAGTACTGGCAACTGTGTTTGATGATGTCGTAAAGTACTGTACAGGCTCTCTGAATCGCTCTAAAGCATGGTTCTTTGCACAGGTCATGAAATCATATGGTGTATATGATTATCGCCGTGTAGCGATGGTACAGCACGCTGACGCGAACACTAACCCAATGGAGTTTTTCACGAACACTATTACTTCAGAAGTGAACGTGTTCATGTTGAAAAACTATCTGCCAGATGGGTATAAATTCCCCGTCGAACTAACCCAGTATTCAGTACAAGAAATTGACGAGTACACCGAAAGCAAACAAGCGACAAACGATTATGAATATGATCAGGAGTTCTGGTTAGAAGAAGGGCAATATCTGGGTGATATAAAAGATGAATTGAATCTAACTGGTAATGTGCTCATTATCGGTGACTGTAATATCGGAAAAACACACTTCACAACCGATAATCCAGATGAATTCGTAGTAGGTGTACCGTTACGAATCATTGCTCAACAGAACGCAAAAGATAAAGACGACTTCAATAATATCAAAAAAGGCACAGGGACTTACCAACAGATCCGCAACATGCCGGATAAGCTGGCAAAAACCAAAACCCTAGTAATTGACGAAGCACATTCCCTGTACCTCGATGGTTTCAGGGGTGACTGTAATACAGAAGTAATCGAACAATTTGATCGCTTCAATAATGTAGTACTAATGTCTGGAACCGTAAGACCTGAGTACTTCACTAACATCAAATTTGATCGTGTGATTCGTGTTCATAAAAAGCAGACTGTACGAAAAGTGATTCGCCAGGTTAGAACCTCTACTGATAATAATTTAGAGGATATTGCTCTGAAAAAAATCCTTTCACTTGGGGCAGAACGAAACTCAATCATTCTTTTCAACTGGATTAAGGGTGTGAAGGGGTTGCAAGAGAAAATCTCTCAAGCGTGGCCTGGATATCGTTTACTGCGAATTACCGCTGATAAAGAGGATAAGAACGCAGAATACGAGGCTTTTGTTGAACGTCAGACGCTAGGTCAATTCAACGGTTTGATTGGTACTAACTCTCTGGTCGAGGGTATCAACGTTCGTGACGTACTTGAATCGTGTGATGTACACATCATTGGTGATATCAGTCCTGAACGTATCGAACAGGTTACGAACAGGTGGCGTAACTGTACTGGTGTGATCAACGTATATCACTATGTATACGACACAAGCCGGGTTGAGTATGTACACAAAGATATCGATGTAGGTGAAGTATTACAGTCGGCTCAGGAATTACGAGATGCAACTAACAAACACCTCTCACTACTGAACTATTCAAGCGTGAAATCTCACCTTAACGGGTTTAGTAAAGAAATGCGTGGGACAAATCTGTACTGGGATTGGCGAGCAGAACAAGCTGAGATCGATTTTTGCCAGGTCGATCATATGCTGGCTGAGAATCGTACATTGCACGCAATGATGAGCTACAGCCAGTACAAAAAAGTGCTGGGTGAATATGGTTTCGAATTCGAACAGGCAGAAATGCACCTTACTGGTGAAAGTGTTTCAGATGCAATCAATGCAGTAAAACAAGCAGACGAAATACAGCGGGTTAATAGCATCAAATGGCTTGCTGATAATTTCGATGACAGTACTGAAAGCTGGGTTGCAGAGTCAGCAGACAATGAAATCAAGCAACAACAGGAATACATCAATTCGTTCATGGGACGCGGTTTACGGGCATCTGATGTAAAAGAGTATCTGAACAGATTGAAAGACAATAAACAGTACTGGGAGCGGCTGAGGGATGATTTAAGGGACTTCCATAGCGGTAACGTGATCAAGGATTTTGTACTGGCTGAGTTACCAAAACTGACTACTGCAACACGAAACGGTAACGTAATCACGTCTGAGAATGTTCGAGTACTGGGGCAGCAGGTAGTTGAGTACGCTCTGAATAATTTCTTCCACGGTGATAAGTCAATGATGCTCAGTACTCACTGGCGTGCAGTACTGAACGATGAATGTCAGTTACTCACGCCGCAGGCTGGTAGAGAGATCTTAGGCCGTTACATGACTTTGGATAAATCTAAGAAAATACGTATCAACGGCAAACTAGAACGTGCAGCACTGATCACAGCACTATCCCGTACAGGGTTTGTACTGGATGAAAGCACGCGTACTAAGGTCAGTGCAGGTGTTGTAGCTATTACCACTACAACTAGTAAAGATGATGTTGTCGTTAACAAAGACAGTAACGGTAAAACACCTCTGGATCTGTTCCGTGAAAGATTCATGAAAGGCAAAATGTAAGACAGAAATGTACCACCCCCCTATCTCTTTTATTAATAATAGAAGGGGGGGTGGTACATTATTTCTAAACACACAAACCAACTACAGAGGGGTGGTACACCCCAGGAGATATACATGGACGTAATCACATACACTAATCTAAACGGGTCAGTACTGCAAATTGGCAACACATCCCTATGGAATGTTGTTCTGGGTGAAGACGAGAACTGGCAACCTGAATTCCACGTAACAGTACAATACGATGGAGACAGTAAAATCTACCGTGCTGCAATCACACGTCAATGGTGTGAGAAGTACTCAGACAATATGGATTACATTGCATTACTACAGACATTGAAAACATATGTAGATGAAAAGAAAAAACTTGAGGCAGTACGTTCATATCTGGCAAAGATGCGGAAACGCTAATATAATTGCTATTGTGTCATCCCTGCCAGTACTGAACAATTGTGGGGTTTGTTATAGGGTTCAGTACTGGCAGGGAACGAGTACTAATAACTGTCATTGCAATCCGATGCAGTACAATTGTACTTATACAGGTTGCCGTTCATATCAACACCGGAAATCTCATATTCACCGTTCCCTAATTTATGCTTAGATTGTCGCCACCGGGCACCATTTGCTGCTGTACCCCTAGTGATGGTGTCATCCCCCCAAACTCTAGTACGTTCTTCCCATGTCGCCCCAGATATTTTGTTGCGTCCTTTTATCTCTGTGATTTCTTCCCCGCTTGAACTCAGAGTTCTAGTGATAGTGTGAGTATCACCATTATCAAATGTACATATGCTGTGATTGTAATTGCCAGTACATTCAGCCTGTGCTGCTGAACTTACAACGGCAGATAACAAAAGAGTTGTTAACCGATTCATTTCTATTCCATCATTTTAGAATTGCAAAATCATTAAAGATCTTTATATGTATGCATGGACAACTAAATGAACAGAACCATTTATACGTCAAAATGGGAGGTATATAGTACTGCACCGTATAACTATTCCTAACCTCCTAAAAATAGGGGTATTTTTCCTTAAGGCGTATCTGTTATTTGGGGTAAAATGTGATGTTGATCAAGTACTGAACCATTGTAAGGTGTTAAGGATGGTTCAGTACTGCCACATACTGACAGTACTGAATACTACCGAAAAACGTTAACGATATTAGCTGAGTTTCCATTTTTCAATAAGATGTTCAGCGGCCCACAGCTTCAGTAAAAGTTCGTCTGAAGATTTTTTGTTACTGAAAGAAGAGATAAATCTACTAATTTCGGTAAGATTAACAGTATGACTTTGGTAATTTAACTCCATATACTGAGCACCATTCGTAACATCAATTTTATCAAAGAATGCCTTAGCTTCACTTGAAATGTCATGACCATATTTCTTTTCAAAAGACACCGCATTAGGGTTATTAAACATATCTACGGCGTGTATGAAGTTCGCATCCAAGTATAATCGCGTTGCGACAGCTCCGGCAGAAAAATTATTAGGAATTTTGGAATCGAGGAAACTGATAATCTGCTGTAATCTAGTATTTGATGGTGGCATTTCTACACCATCTTTCCACATATCCCTGATAAGCTCACTCACCGCAGTTTTTTGAGATGTAAAACTCAAGTTATTGTTTTCTAGCAGGGCGGTAAACTTCATTACTACACGGGAAAACTCCTCGCTTCGGAAAATTTGGTCTAAATAACTAACTGGTACTCCCTGTTTGTAACTGAGAGTTCGCACCACTCCGATAAACTCATTCCGTTTATCCTCGTTATTGCTCCAGGTTGGGCGATAAAGATCTTTAGTTTCCGTTAAGCCTCTCTTTGCCCGAGCTACAACTGCATGATATCTGCGTGTTTTTGCCTTGTTGTAACCGCCAAAAATTACATAACCTAACCATGCTAAAATTAATAAGCCGATGATTTCCATATGTATACCCTGCTATTCAATGTCTGATTATTAGTTTCAATTTGAATAATTTGAATTACTAGCACTGCAAATCCCCGCCAAAATTATGCCATCTTGATTTAAGCTGTGGTGATGGATTGTTAACCCCTACTAAACATAGTGGGATAAAACCAGTTATAAACGATTTGTGTACCAGTTGTATACGACGCTCTGCATCAAGCCATTCTTCCGAAATCTACCCCAAGCGATACCAGAACACCGTTCTATAGCGAAAAACTTGCTTTATCACTATGCCTTAACTACCAAAGTTGGTAGAGGAAGTATCTTAAATATTGATCGAATCCACCTATTGAATACACTGTTATGAAAGATTTGACCGATCGATAAAGTTGTAAACTTTTTTGCAACGGATAAGCAACTACGGGATGCTGGAGAATTTTAATGATAAAAATGAGTGGGTTAGGTTTACTTTTGGTTTCTATCATAGCTTTTGCCGCTGATGACAAAGCTCTGAAAGATGAAGCACAGCGTGACATTGTACTCTCTGGCTATCAGTGCGACCAGGTAGACAGCATCAAGACTGAAACCAGTTGGTTCTCAAGCGGTACAACTGCGAACGTCACATGCGATAAGGCGTACCATTTTGTAATACGTTATGTGGGCGATGTTCGGGTTAGCGTTGACGTGGACTCGATGTAAAAGTACTGCCACTTTTGGTCACATTCATGCCAGTACTAAATCGTAACGGTGATTTACTGGCATCGAATTGTGTGTTGCATAACAATGAGATGATTCCTAAAATATCAGCGACTTATTTTATGTACCAAACCAATTAAGGAAAATAAATGAAGCTGGTAAAAGCGTTGGCAGTTATTGCAGTAACGGTAGGGCTAACAGGATGTGCAGTGAGTTTACCGTTCAATAACCGTCTTTCTTATCCTTCAGTCTCAGAAATGAAATCAGTTCATATCCAGGGTGAAAAGCCAAAACTATCTATCGTATGGAATCCTGCCGACTTCCCACAACGTATTGATATCCAGGGTGCTGATGGTTTTGTCGGTGGTGGTTCTCGTACACGCGTACCAACTGGGGTAGCGTTATCTTCTCGTATCGAAGAAGCTGTATCCACCTTTGCTGATGTTAATCCTGCTGGGCAGAAATTGACCATTACAGTAATCGAAGCCCGTTCCGGTTTCGAATATTCAGCGGGTATGTTTAACATCACGCCAGCAATCGACGTTGGGTCGGTCACGTTTAATGCAACGTTCAATCTGAACGGTCAAACCTGGTCACAGCAATTCACGTCACATAAAAACGATCCTGTAATCGGCGGTACTAGCCAGACTGGAACACTCGAAAGTGCGTGGGATGACATAGCAGTACAGGTTGCGAAAAATATTGCTCAACATATTAACAAATGAAGCAATTTTCTTGAGATAAGAGTACTGCCATTTTCTTGATATGATGTAATGCCTACCAGCATCAGTACTTATTTGGGTTTTGTTAATTAAGGGTACTGATGCTGGTCAGGGAAATATTTAAAGTACTTCAGAATATACGACATCAATATTCCAGTACTTAGAGCTTAATATAGGGCCTCATATTTCAGTACTGCAATTTTTTATAATAAAAATAATTGACAACGGCATTTCCAATCCATATTATCCATCTCGCACAATGAGTGGATTACCCTCATACATATAAATCCTATGAGGAAGAACTAAATGAAAGCTCTGAAAAAAACGTATACGGTAAAAATTGGTGAAGCAGCTTGGGATGAAAGTTTATACGAACTAGTGATTGATCTTACTTCTAATCAAAAGTCGTATACTACCGAAGTTCCGAAAGTTATTGATGGTAATTGTCAGTGGGTGACTGTACCGATTGAATGTCCACATATGATAAAAAATATCGACACTTTGGTACAGAATGATACCCGTGTAATATGTATTGAAGTCGCTTTTGATGAAGGTTCATCGGTAATACACTCAAGAATTAATGACACTAGTCGGGTATTAATTTGTAATGAAAAGTATGGTGAATACCTTTTCCACATACTTAACAGAAAAAAACCAAACCCAGTAAGTGAGTGCTATGGTAATGAAATAGCCTGGTCATTATGCTGGGATCACTTCCCGTCACATTGGATTGATGAACACGGCGTACTAGAGCAAATCTAAACCAGCGATCCTGGAATACCGGATCACCTATAATCTACAATAATCGGTATCCTATATCATGCTCAACAAAAAACAACTCAAAGCCCGTGGCTGGACTGACGCACTGATCCGAAAGTTCTACCCCAACAAGAATTGTTGTTACTCGCTGAAAAAAGTTGAAGAGATTGAAAATTCTTTTTGGTTCAAATACGAAATGATTCAAACTAACACACGTAGAGAACGAGCTAACGCAGCTATTCAGTGTAAAAATATCATAGTAAACAGCCTGGTAGTTTAGTTCTTGCCAGTAATGCCCATTTTCTTAAGAGTGAAGTACTCAGAATAAATACTCAAACACACATGAGTACTTACAATGAGAACATCAATACACCTACCAGCAGTTGGCAGTACTGAACTCTATTTCGAGATGGTTCAGGAACTACTAGCCGTCATCGATACAGAACCACTAATCAAATTAGATATGCACTACGATGAACACAGTGAAGTACTGCATATTTATTTCAGCCATCCAGAACCCGATCAACAGAACTTCATGCAGGGCCTGGTATTGCTCTATTGCCCCGATTACCATTGGCACTGTTAGAACGGCAATTCACCCTGGTCACAGAACCAATCATCAACGTCGTGTATCTGGTGCATACGGTGTACTGAGTCCAGATAGGTAAGGCCGTCTAGCACTCGTGGTAGAGGTTCAGGGTAGAGCAGAACGAAGCAATCAGGTTGAATCTGACCTAACCAGTACTGCCTATGCTCGTTCTGAAAGAAGACCTTATCACCCATCCTGAACTCTTCTAACGATGACCCCCAATAGCACACAGTAGCCCACTGCCCATGATGTACGAACCGCTGTATACCACTGGTGATTGAAGCATCGTAGCCATCTTTGTTCCCCATCCCTATACCCTCCATTTATACTGTATGTTTGTACAGTATTGCAGACAGTAAGAATAAGATCCAGACTGGCCGGAGTTTAAACAATAACACCGGGAAGTGTATGAAAATCGTACAAAGTATCGCAGGCGATACACTGGTATTTGAATCATTGTCTGCTGATGAAAGTATCAAACTGACCCACAACGCTTTAGAACTAATTTCGAAGTTTGAACAAGGTTCGGAAGAACCAACCGCTAAAGAACTGGGCAGGGCTTGTTGCCTATTACTGACTGTCGCAGAAGACTTCATGAATGTTGAGTACTGGCAAACTGTAGAAGAACTGTATTCCGGTGTTAACCATTCGTTCTACAAAGAAGAAGTTATTGCAATTCGTGATTACTATTTAGAATACCTCTCAGAACAGCCTGTATCACTTCACAAACAACGCTAGAATTATTCACGCACGGACGCGTTTAATTCAGTACAGACGCATACAGAGCGATACAGAAGCATTAAAAGGTACTTCTGAGATGAGTAAGCCTCGGCAGTGTTCGGCAGCGAGTTCTTTTTTACGTATGTGTAATTTTTGATCAACGAACCACACCGCAAAATATCCAGTACTAAACCCTGATAAATATAAGAACAACAGTCAGGGTAATATTATGTCCACCTCAATTTCAATTAGAAAGTTAGGCCGTGATTACGGCTATGAACACAGTACTGTACTGGCATGGCAGAAACGCGGGATGCCTACAGACACAGAAGAGAATGCACGTGCATGGATCGTAGATAACATTTTAACACCGCTACGTGATGGTGATGTACGAGACAAGATCGACCAGGCACGATTACGCAAAATGCAGGCAGAGGCAGATTTAGCCGAAGCCGAAGTAAAGTTAAAACTGGATCAACTAATCGAAGCGGATGAAGTACATAGAGAACTTACCCAGTATTTCAAAACATTCCGTGATTATATCCGCTCACTACCGAACAAAATTCAACATGAAGTTTTCGAACAAGATTCAGTACTTAAGGTTAAACGAGTACTACAGCAACGTATTGATGAAATGCTGCATTCAATTGGCGACCTGAAGTTTGAAGTACCTGAAGAGGACGAACAAGGCAAGGATGCCGAAAATGAACAAGACACTAACAGTACTGAAAAATGCAGTACCAATAATCAAACCTCCACAGAAGTTAAAGCCCAGTGAATGGGCTGAGACTCATTTACTCCTACCGGACGGGGCATCAGCAGGACAAAAGTTTAAACTATATTCATTTCAGAAAGAGATGTTAGATATTATTGAGTCTGACCAGTACCGCAAGGTTGTTTATAAAACATCGGCACAGATTGCAAAGACTACACTACTTAATGCAGCACTGTTTTATTGGATGGCTACTGATTCGAGCAACATTGGTATTGCACAAAGTTCATTATCAGAACTTAAGCAATGGAAGTCAGCGAAGATTGACAAACAGATAGAACAATCACAGGTTCTATCAGAATTAGTAACAGACAAGAACGACAAGACGAAAGCAAATAACCAACAGCAGACAGAACTAAAAGACGGTTCTTTCTTGTACTTCATGACTCTCGGGTCGGCTAAAGCCCTCAGAGGAAAAACACTAAAACGAATCATACTTGATGAAGTATCAGCAATAGACCAGAACTCACCTGAAGGGAACCCGATACGCCTAGCAGAACAACGTGCAACTGATTTCGGCCAGGAAGCCAAAATCCTCATTTCAAGTACTCCTACTTTTTCAGGTGATGCAATCGATGTTGAGTATCAGAACTCAGACCAACGAGAGTACTTTGTTAAGTGCATACACTGCCAGCATGAACACTCGTTGCAATGGGAGAACGTTAAATTCGAATGGAAGAAAGCAGGTAAGCGTGATATCCCTGATTCCAGTACTGCAAAGTTATATTGTCCAGACTGCAACAGTGAAATAACTGAATCACAGCGTATTAAGATGGTTGCTGGTGGACGTTGGATAGCA